GTCTACGCAATGCTGGGGGCTGAGAAATAAAACCGTAGACTGCGCTCGGAGAAGAATTCGGGGCCGGCCACTGGACGGGGGTTCGATTCCCCCCATCTCCACAAACACCCCGGAGTCTCATTGAGATTCCGGGGTTTTCGTTGCCCTCATGCGATTTTCGCCGTCTACCCATGCGCTCATCTATATATCAGGATGCAGCAGGATATATCATTGGCAGTGGCGCAGGCGTGGCGCAGCGTGTGGAAAAAGATTCTGCGCCACTTCCCCGACGAGGAGACAGACATGAGCGGACGCAGAGCCTTCGGCTCGATCAGGAAGGCTCGAAGCGGGCGCTTCGAGGTCCGATACACAGGGCCGGACGGCGGCAAGTACACCGCCGGGCGGTCGTTCGTCCGCAAGGCCGACGCGAGCGCCTTCCTCGCACACGTCGAGGCAGAGATCAGCGAGGGCACCTGGACCAGCCCAAAGGAGAGCCGCGAGCGCGAGCGCGCGCAGGAACTCGCCGCTGAGCGTGCGGCGATGACCTTCGCGGCGTGGTCGGAGAGGTGGCTCGCGTCGCTCGAGCGACTAGGCCGGACCCCTCAGACGATCCAGACGCACACCTATCGGATGCGGCATCTCGTCCCCACCTTCGGCGCGAAGCCCCTCGGGGCGATCAGCGTCGACGACGTCGATACCTGGTATCAGAGTGTCTGGCAGGCCAAAGGTCCGGGCGTCGTGCGGCCTCTCTATATGACGCTGTCGACCTGTATGAACGCCGCGGTGAAGAGTGGCCTCATTGAGGCGAGCCCGTGCAAGGTGCCCGAGGGACAGAAGCATCGGCCCGTCCGCGAGCGCGAGCGCCAGGTCGCTACACCCGAGGAGGTCCGAGCCGCCGCAGACGCCATGCCCGCACGCCTGCGCATCGCCGTCCTACTCGCCGCGTGGTGCCAGACGCGGCTCGGTGAGCTGACCGGCCTGCAACGCCGCGACCTCGACCTCGACTCCACGCCCGCGACTCTCCGTATCGAGCGACAGGTCCAGTATCTAGCGGGGGAGGGGCCGGTCGAGCTGCCGCCGAAGAGCGCCGCCGGCGTCCGCGAGATAGTCATCCCCGCGTCGCTGATTCCGGCGCTGCGCTCTCACCTTGAGTCCTATGTTGAGCCTTCGGGCACGTCCTGGCTTCTAGCCTCCGAGCGATCGCCGCGCCTGCCGCTGCACCCTAATAGCCTGCGCGGGGCCTGGGAGCGTGCACGCCAGGACGCGGGCATCCCCTGGTTCAAATTCCATGATCTGCGGCACACTGGCCTCACGATCTTCGCGCAGCAGGGCGCCACGCTCGCCGAGCTGCTTCACCGTGGCGGGCACAGCGACGTCGACGTCGCGCTGCGGTACCAGCATGCGACCCGCGAGCGCGACGCGGCCTTGGCGGCACGTATGGACTCGCACGTCCTTATCTGAGTGCTATTGTTTTGTAGATCACATTCATTCCAGGTTGCACTATGCGTCGCGCGCGATGTATAGTTAAGTCATCGGGAGGGAACAAGCCCCCCGAACCTCAAAGAAGGAGATCAACAGTGTCCACCGTTTCCTACATCACCGACACCAACGCCGACCGTTTTGCCCGCTACCTCATCGTCGATGGTGAGCGCGAGACCGCTGAGGAATGGTTTGAAAAGAGCCTCCCCGGCGATGAGATCGAAGATCTGCGCGAAGCCCTCATTGAAGCCGCCGTCCGCATGAGCGGCGAGGATCGCGAGCTGCTCGCCTCCAACGGCTTCAAGATCGCTGAGATTCCGCTGGCTTACACCGAGGCCGACGACGCCCGCGTTTTCGGCGAGTACAACTTCGCCGACGGCTCGCGCGACGGCATCTACAACGCGATCGCCGCCGAGTGCGAGTCGCAGGCCCTGACCGACGGCTACTCGAGCGTCTGGGAAACCCTCACCGTCCTCGAAGAGATCGGCGGCGACGTCGAGCGCTTCCTCGACTGATCCAATCATCGAGGCCCCGGGGCGCACGCTCCGGGGCCTCCCCCTACGACAGGAGACACCATGCCCCGCAATCCACTTACCCCAGTCGGCCTGCGCTGTCGACGGGAAGCTCTCGGCCTCAGTCGCGCCGACCTTGCTGAGATCTTCGATGTCAATGAGGGGACTATCCGGTCCTGGGAGATCGGCAAGAGTGAGCCCCGAGACCCACTCAGCGTCCACATGACCCTCGGCAATCTTGAGGACACGGCACTCGAGTGCCTCGACGAGCTTCTCGCACCCATCGAGGACCAGGATGAGACCGTCCGCAGCCTCCCGACCGCACTCATCGCCTACTCCACACAGGCAGACTATGAGCAGCACACACGATGGGCGCAGCGCCTACCCCTCGCTGCCTACCGCGCCTGCGTCGGGCGCGCTTTCCAGCTCCTCAGCGACGATGACATTCCTGTCGAGATCGTCTCCCCCTACGACTGATAGGACCCTCCATGACTACCGAGTACCTCGGGACCGCCGCCGTCGCAGAGCGCGTCGGCCTCACTGTCCCCACGATCCGCTCATACATCCTCAAAGACCTCATGCCCGACGCGGATGTCATCATCACGACTCCGTCCGGCCCACTGCGCGGCTGGGCACCGGAGACTATCGACGCATGGCAGGCGTCGCGCCCTGGTCAGGGCGCGCGAACCGACCTCACCAAGTAGCACACGTCACATTCATTCCAGGTTGCACTATGCGTCGCGCGCGATGTATAGTTAAGTCATCGGGAGGGAACAAGCCCCCCGAACCTCAAAGAAGGAGAGACCAATGAACAACATCGAAACCGCCGAGCAGCTCGCCGAGATCATCGAGACCACCGGCTGCGACCAGCGCTACTCCACCATGAGCGACGTCTGCGACGCCGTATCCGATGCCCTCGGCGACTACGCCGACGAACACGACGTCGCGGCAATCGCCGGCGAGACGTTCGCCTGGTACCGCGCCTACGACCCCGAAGCCAATGTCGAATGGCTGAACGACCAGGGCTACTACCAGGTCGTGACCGACGACGACTTCTGGGCCGTCTGCGCCAACCACGCGCTCTGACAGAACGAAGAAGGCCCCGACCCCACAAGGGGCCGGGGCCTTCCCCCACAGCAGGAGACCACACCATGCGCCAAGACGTCGACGCCGTCATGACCAAGACCGAAGCCCGCGAACGCGGCTACCTGCCCACCGCCGAGGTGCCAGCCCTCCTCGGTGTCAAGCGTGATGTACTTCAGCTCTGCCAGACCATGCGCCGCGAGGGCCTGCGCCCTATCCGCGTCGGCCATGCCTACTGGTGGAGCGTCGCCGCTGTCGAGGCGTGGGCTGCTCAGCGCCGCTGGGTCCGCTCCCCAGGCGCCCCGGCCAACCTATGCTCGGCCCCGGGGTGCGACCGCGACGCGATCTCACACGGCCTCTGTCTCATGCACTACAAGCGGGCGCGAGGCCCGCACGCCGACGAGCCCGCACCCCGCGTCGGCCAGCCCGTCGGCGCCGGGGTCTACGGACGCATCACAGAGGACGAAGAAGGACGGCTCATCTGCCACGAGTGCGGCAAAGCCTGCCTGAGCCTAGCCGCACACATCATGCGCACTCACGGCATGAGCGCCGCCGAATACCGCGAGGCCTACGAGCTGCCGCGCACAACGAAGCTCATCGCCGCCAGCCTCCGCGAGCGGACAGGGGCACGAGCAGCCAGCCCAGAGAACCTCGCTCGGCTCGCCCGCGCCCGCGACCCACAAGCAGCAGCCAACGCCCGCACTGACGACACATTCCGAGCCGTCAGCCGTGCCCAGCGACAGCGGTACGCAGCCCAGCCTGAATAGCGAGAGAGGCCCCACCCCGGCAGGGTGGGGCCTCTCAGCTGCTACGGATGCACACGTGACGGGAAGGACGCCATGAGGCCGGACGCGCCCTTATCGAGCGCCGTCCTCGCCTGTCCCTCGTTGGTGATGATGTGCGCGATCGTCGGCTTCCCGGTCGCGTTGATCCGATTCCACACGTCCGCGCTCGCGGACCACTCCATGCCGATCATGTCCCATGAGCCGAGGTCAGCCGTGGGAACTTCTGCGGGGTAGAGCATTGCCATTGTGCGGTATCCGCGTGCTTTCGCGCGCACCGCGCTCGTCCCCTTCGCGAAAATCTTCCAGATGACGCGGCACTCTGGGTGCCCACCGAAAGCGGTGTCGAGGTACTCAAAGAGCCGTTCCTCGGCCTGCAGATCAGCAGTGTTTCGCTGGTCCTCAGATGACGTCGTTTTGTGGTCGATCGCGAGGACCACGTCATCTGGGATCTGGTCGACGATGTCGCGAAGCCGCATGAACGGCCCCGTTCCCTGTTGGAGTGTGCGCAGTGTGCTCCAGGGGGTAGACCAGATCGGCAGGTCCGTGCCAGGCACGGTCCTCGTCGTTTTCCAGTCGTGGATCGCGACGAACTCGGCGGGCTCTCCGTTCGGTCCCTTCGCAGAGAGACGGACGGAGATCTCCAGGGCCTTGAAGCCTGCGCGCAGCGAGGCTTCGAGACCGCGCTGTGTGAATTCTGGATACTCTGTGCCGCCCATTCTATGCGCGATATAGAAGGGCTTCTGCTTGAGGAATTGCTCGACGACGTCCGTCGAGGTCGGCGTGACCGGGGTCGTCGCCTCACGGCGGCGCAGGAGAAGATCTCCCCCGTCGCGCCGTCGGCGGCGCACGACCCCGGGCACGTCACCGCCGTCGCGTCGACGGCGATAAATGGTCAGCTCAGCCACGGGCGACCACCTGGACACCGATTCCGTTACTCCCTTGGACGTTCGGGTAGGTCACGACCAGGTCAGCGGGAGAGGCTGCGACCCTCTTCGCGAGCGTCACAGTCTGGTAATTCAGGCCGTCCTGCGCTGCGAACTCGATCTTCTCCCAGCCCTCCGAGACCGTAACCTGCTCAGATGACTCGACGGCACTCGTGCGCTCGAAAGTAAAGCCGAGTGCGAGACCAGCACCCGCGAGCGCGGGCGCCGTGCAGGTCTTGGTTTCGACCGGTTCGGCCTGGCGTTTCTTGACGGTGCCGGCCTCGATGGAGGACGCTCCGCGTACGGTGGCTGCGGCCCAGCCGATCTCGGCGTTCTGAGACATGCTGATCGTGATCGTTGGTGCCCACGGTCCGGTGACGACGGTCGCGCTCATGGTGCCGACCCAGTACGGGTCGATGAGGGTCGTCCAGCCCTGGGGGAGGTTGGCGGTCGCGCGACCGCCTTGAGCCTTCTCGTTGATGCCGAGGATGATCTTGTCTCCGGCCTTTCCGTCGAGCTTGACGGTGATTGTCTGTCCGACGACGGATCCCGAGGCATGAGCAACGACGGAGGGGCCGGTGGCTGGCGCGGGTCCGGGTGTCGGGGTTGGCGGCTGCGCGGGCGACGCTGCGGCGGCGAGGAAGTACAGGGCGCCGTCGGGGAGCTTCTGCGCTTCTGCCTCGGTGGCGACGACGGTGATGCCGACGCCTGTGAGCGCGGCCTGCAGCTCGGACTTCGTAGCGAGGCCCGTTAGGTCTGAGGCGTGAGCGACGCCCGCGACGTCGCCCTTCGTCGCGTAGCCGGCGAGCTCGGCCTTCGTAGCGAGGCCCGTCAGGTCGGAGCGCTTAGCAACGCCCGCAACCTCATCCTTCGTTGCGTAGGCCGTGAGGTCAGCGCGAGAGGCGAGGTCGGCCACCTGCCGGGTGGTCGCGTAGCTGCCCAGTTCCTCGCGCGTAGCGAGGCCCTGCAGCTCTGCCTTCTTCGCGTAGTCGGTCAGGTCGACTCTGCCGCCGGCTGCGGCGGTCGCGACGTCGCCCTTCGTCGCGTAGCCGGACAGCTCAGCTTTGGTGGCGAGAGGTGCGACCGCGCGGGCGATCGCTTTATCGGTGCCCTGCTTCGTGTACAGGGTCGGTTTCGCTGCCATTTATCAGGCTCCGATCTCGAGTGTGTCCCCGTCGCCGGAGACCGTGCCGTTCAGGGTGAGGGTATCCCCATCGCCGGAGACCTCGACGCCGCCCGTACAGGGGACCGGCGCGGGCGCAGGGGTCGGCGACGCGGCGCCGGAGAAGATCTGCGCCAGGTCGTAGGCGACCGACGGGCGCAGGGACACAGTCGCCTCGCGGAGCGTGCGACCCGGGATCGCGAGACGCAGATGCACCTGCGTCTCCGTGCGGATGTCGAGGGGGAGGACGATCTGTCCTCGCACATCGGCCTGTCGGGCCACCGGCCCGCCCGCGAGGACAGCGAGGTTCTCACCTGTCCCCGCGAGCGTAGCGACGATGTACGCCTGCGGCTCGGGAGCGCCGTCAAGCCGCCCGACAGTACCAGTAATGGTGGTCGTCACTGTTCGTTCATCCTCTCTTCGAGTTTGTCGAGGCGCTCGTGTAGCCGCGCGTGCGCGTCGTGCGAGTGCTCGTCGATGGTCCGCTGAGCCGCCTCACGTGCGACGCGCTCGTCGTGGATCTCTTCGGCCATGCGGCCTCCGCGCTCGTCGATCCGACCGACGCGGCTTTCGACGGCTTCGAGACTCTTCCCGTGATTGCTGAGCGTCGTCTCGACGCGCCCAAGCTGATCAGCGAGCGTGCCGACGTGGCCGGTCAGCTCGCCGATCTGGTCCGAGACCGCGTGGACGGTCGCGATCGCGCGATCAAGGTCATCCCTGATGTTGGTGTCGTGGTCGTTCGAGACTTGCGCGTCCGCCGATAGGGCGGCAGCGCGGGCCTCCTCGACCCCCTCGAGGACGTGCGCGAACTTCACTTCGAGCCAGCGGCGCACCTGGCTCGCGACCAGCGCGACGACACCTGTCATCGCGACGAGGATCGCGACGACGAGTGCCGCCAGCGCGTCCGTGACTTTCGGGTCCGCAAGCAGCTCAGTCACGGCTGGCCTGCGCGGCCCCGTCAACTACCCGGGTCGAAGTGATATCGGAAGCAGCTGCGGCGCGAACCTCCTCGACAGATTCACCGCCTGGAGTAACCGCGCCGACCCAATCAATGAGCGTCACGCCGTTGATGCGGATCGCTGAGAGCACCTGGAAAACCGACCACGCGATGCCGAGGAAAACCCCGGCCTGGGCGATGAGCAGCCGCCAGGTTGCCGGATATGTTCCGGACACCCACACGGCCAGAGAGACGATGACCGCGACGACGGCGAGCAGCACCTTACGGCGGGCCGGTGTCCAGTACGGGCGGTCCAGCGCCGCCTGTACCATCGGCCACACCATGCCGACGACGACAGTCGTCAGGAAAGGGTCCGCATGAAGCCCGAGAAGCATGTCATTCATTGTCATTCCCCCTTCTCCGCGCCCGCGAGCGCGGTGTTGATTGCCTGGTTGGTGGCCGGGCCGTAGATCTCGTCGTCATCTACACCGACGGCGCGCTGGAGGTTGCCGACGACGCGGTCGTGCGCCTTGTCCGAGTTATCTCCCCAGACGCCGTCAGGCTCGGTACCGATCACCTGCTGGACGTATTCGACGCCGAATGGGAACTGCCGGCCTCCCCAGCTGGAGGCGGCGACCACGGCGTAGATCCGCTTCGTCGTGTCAGGTCCGACGACGTTGTCAGCGGTCGCGCCGACTGCGGCCTGCAGGGCCGTGATGTCGGTGTAGCCCGCCGCGGCGGTCGCACCGCTGTAGTCGGGTCGGATGACGGCGCAGATGGAGTCCCAGTCTCGGGTGCGGCGCCACACGCCGCCACCGTTGCTCTGCGAGCCCGCAGCGCCGGAGCTGGTGTTGAATTCGATTGTCTGGATCCAGCCGCCGTAATTTGCCTCGACGATGCCGACGTGGTCGGCGATGCCGTCGTCGTCCCAGTCGAAGCAAACCAGGTCTCCGGGCGCTGCCTGGGTCATGGGGGAGACGAGTCGGCCTTCGCGCGCGGCTGCGTTGATGCCGTAGGGGACATAGGCGAAGTCCCCGCCGGGCAGGACAGACTTGTCCTCATCGTCGGTCGCGCACCATGACGCGCCCATAGCGCAGAACGGCACGCCCGACGTGCCGTAGTATGCGCCGTGGCGCTTTGCGTACCAGCGACCGTACTTCGACCCCTCTTCGGGGTCGTCCCATCGCGTGTAACCAATTTCGCCGGCTGCCCATGCGAGGACGTTCTGTGCGGTCATGCTCATCGCGCGTCCTCCGTCTGCTCGTAGGGGATGTAGATCGGGGCAACGACGTCGGGCGGCGTGTCCGTCGCGGGTGTCATCGAGGCCATGAGCTGCTCAATGTTGGTTTCCACTGTTTTCTCCTCTTCGGGTATGGGAAAGCCCCCGGACGGGCTTGTCCGAGGGCATGAAAGAATCGGTGGGATCAGTAGCCGATCGCGGTCCACGAGTAGGCGTGACGGCCAGGGGAAGTGACGCCGGGGAGCATCGCTCGGAAGCCGTTCCGGCTCATCGAGTCGATGCAAAACTGCATCGCGTTCTTGAAGTTCCACTGCGCCGCGCCCGTTCCATACAGCGGCGTCAGCGTCACAGACACGCACTCATTCGGGAAAGGCGTCTGGAAAGTGACACTGTCAAGGTACAGATTTCCAAACTGGACCTCAGCCGCTGACGTTGCGACCTTGCCTGCCTTGATGAGGCCGTTCCGTACGCCGACGCTCAGGCCGGAGCCGACCGGCACGTCGCCGACGGCGCCCAGCTCCATCTGTAGATTCGACTCACCCGACCAGCGACGCCCATCCCACACACGCACAGCATTGAGGTCCGTCCGCCAGACGTAGACAGGCTGCTGCGGCGAGGCCGTGAGCCCCACGCCCGCGAGCGCGGCGACGTACTGGGAGGCAGCGGTCTCTGACGCACACGCCTTGTAGGAGGGGATGGAGAGCGACAGGTCGAGAAGATCCTGTCGGCGGGCCGGATCGGTAGGGGAGGGAACCTTGTGTCCGCGCTGGTCCTGATAGCTCATTGCGCACGCCTTTCTGCGGGCTTGGTGGGTAGTGTCTCGGTGTAGTCGAGGTGGAGGGCTGCGCTTGCGCCCCCCTTGGTGATGCCGCCGTAGGCCGTGCCGACGAGCGCGAGACCCGAGCCCGCCGTGAGAGTCTTTGCTAGGGCGGTGATGTCGACCTGCGCCTGCACGGCATTGACGTTGATTGTCTGCGTCGCGCCTGTCGGCAGCGGCCCCGACTCCGAGTAGGACGCCGGTTGAATCACGAGAGCCCAGGGCGGGATATGCGAAGCGGGCCGGATCGTGAGCAGCGCCCGGGTGATCGTGATCGTTCCGAGCGCTTCGAGCTGGCGCCCGTAGGTGATGAGCCCCCTGAGGCGCTGGCCTGCGGGGTTGGTGCCCTGCCATGCGCCGCCGTCGCCGTAGCGCGACCAGCCGCCGGTCGTCCAGGTGCCCATCCACTGCGGCGTGAGCACCGCGTGCCGGGCAACGGGCTTAGACTCGGGTGTTTTCGGGACCGCCGGGAGCGGCCCTTCGGGGGACGGGGCAGGCCCCAGCGCGTGAACCGGGCGCCCCGTGTCCGGGTCGAGGAGCACGTGCGCGGTCTTGACTCCCGCCCAGTTGACGGCGGTTGCGGGGATCTGCACCCCAGCACCGCCGTATAGGGAGACGATGAGCTGGCGACCGCCTTCGACAAGGTCGACGACCCGCGCGATCGCCGTCGTCGACCTGTCCGACCCGTAGCGGGGAGGCAGATCATCCGGCGTAGAGGAGATTAGGTCCATGACGCGGACGGTCATAGGGTCACCTCCACGTCCGTTTTCTGCGTGCCTTTGTAGGTGAGGGGGACTTCGTAGGCTGTGACGAGGCCCCAGAGCGTTTTCGGCTCAGCCGCAAGGACAGGCTGCGTCACAATCTCGATAGGCTGATCGAGCGCGACGCGCGGGTCCGGCGCGTGCTCCACCGGAATTTTGACCTTCCGTCGGATCGACTCTGCGAGCATGGCCTCAGCGGTCTTGCGGGCCTGCTCCTGCGACGTGATGAGCGGCGATGAGAAGAAGCGGGGGACGACACCGTAGGGGCCGTCAGTACGCATCGGGCCGGTCGTCTGATCCGCGACCGCCTGAAACGCCGGCGCGCCCTCGTCGTGCCCGTCCTGGCCTCGCGCGACGACGCGGTTAAATACCTTGTCACGGGAGACCTGGGAGGAGACACCGACGACGGTGCCGTCCATGTCGTCCGTGAGTCGCAGCTTCGGCGGCGAGACAGGCGGCGAGACAGGCGGTGTCACGTACAGGATGCCGTCGCCGCCCTCACGGATCGACGCAGGCCATGCCTTCGCGATCTCATAGATCGCATCGATCCTTGACTCTCCCCAGGTCATCGACGGGCACCAGCGGTCCACGAGGCCGGTGTCTATGACAACGCCCATGTGTCCGCCGACCAGGCGCCGGATCTCGGACGCGAGCGTCCCGTTCCACATGGGGGACAGGGGAGTCGTTAGGCGGTCCTCTTCGAGGCGATGCAACAGCGACTTGCCTGTCACCCTCACGGTAGAGGGACCAGGATCGACCGAGGTGATGAGGAAGCGGCCCAGCTGGACGTCCCACCAGCCGCCGCCGGGGATCACCGACGCGATCGTCAGCGAGACGTGCAGCGTCTGCCCGAATGTTGCGAGCGGATGCGTTGGGTCCGTGGGATCCCAGTCGCGCCAGTCCTCATCCTCACTCGCCGCACCGACGCGCGGGACCGTGAGTGAGAGCGAGCCCTGCACCTGCTGCGTCGCGTCCCAGGCGACCGAGCCGTCCTCGACGGGCACCTCACCGAGATATTCATCGCCGAGCCACGACTCGACTGTCGCCTGCAGCGTGTAAGCAGACGAGAGCAGATCGTCAGGGATGCGCGCGTCCGGGCCGGTCAGACTCATCGCTCCTCCTGCCAGATCGTGCGGTCGAATCCCTCCCACGTGAGACGGCGCGCGTCGAGCGCCTGCCAGGTGAGAGCGCGACCGTCAAAGTCAGCCCACGTCGAGAGAGCGAGGAGCGTCGAGGCCTGCGGCAGCGACGTTATCGTGCCCTTGATCGTCCACGTACGTTCCGCGATGTCGATCCGGGCGGCGCGCTCCATCGAGACCGACGTCGGCGACATGAGCGTCACCAGGTCAACGTCGCACACTCCGGCCCGGCACTGCACGCAGTGCTCGGGATTATGGAAGAGAGCGACGGGGGTCGGTGTGCCCAGCAAGAGTTTGAGAGCCGGCGTGTCCCGGCGGTTCGTGCGCGCTGTGAGCGAGACCGTGCCGGTACCCATCGTCGGTGCGTACACCATGACCGGAGTCCGACGCCCGGGCACCTCGTGCTCGGTCAGCCGCATCTTCATCTCACGCTGGTCGGTTCCCTGCCAGAGCAGATTCACGGGCATCTTGCCCGCTGTATCCGTCATGAGCGAGAGCCCCTGCCAGCGGCGCACGACCGGCGAGGACTCGACCTCGACGCCGCGAGACGTTGTCAGACGGTACCGAAACTCCGTGTTGATCGGCGCGAGAGAATCACCAATCACGCGCTGCTCTCCCGTGCCGGTCCAGACGCCCGCGCGGGGGATCCACTTGAAGCCCGTCGCAGCGATCCCCTCGACGTAGCAGGCTGTTCCCGCAGGCGCGAGCGCCGCCGGGATAATGACCTGGACACGCGGTGCCTGGCCGTCCTCGACGACCGCGACCGGCTCGCGCGTCATATCCAGCGAGCCGTCAACCTCACGCGACGCAGACAGGCCCCTCGTGCCCGTCCACTGGTGAGTGACCGCCCGCTGCGAGTATCCGATCCTGCGCTGCGGGGTGTCCCCGTCGAAGAAAGTCGCCGCGTCAGCGACAGCCTCCTCGACGGTCGCCGCAGCACCGATCATGACATCGTCGAGATGCACCCACCCGGGCTGGTTGTCACGGGCGCCCGAGGTGCGGACCTCGAAGCGCACGCGCGCCTGCGTGGCGCCCGTCGGGGCCACGTGGACCCACGTCGGGCGATCTCCCTCCGCGCTCGACGCGAGCAGCAGCGGCGCAGCCGTGACCTGAGATCGACCCGCGACCGTCCACTCAACGCGGACAGCGAGGCCAATCCCAGGACTCGTGCGAACAAGCGCCGACACCGCCAGCGCCTGCCCACCCGAGACCGGGACCGGGGACACGCCAGGCGTAGCTACCTGCCCCTGCAACTGGGCAGGCACGTCGACCACCAGATAGCTTGGTGACTGTCGATCATGCCCGCCCCACGCAGCAGTATCAGACGCAATGCGGAGCGACGACGGCGCATAACGCGACCAGCCATTCGTCCCATACGCGAACGAAGGGTTCGGGCAAAGATTCGTGCGCACCCTCACCTACTCCTTCCTGCGAGCTGCTTCCTGCGGGCAAGGACGCCCGCGCTAATCCCCTCAACGTGCGCGCGGAACTGCACGCCATCATCGAGGACGAGCTGCACCTGAGCGCCCTCCAGCGAGACACCCGCACCCGCACCACTAGCCGCGAGCGCGGACACGTCGGCCCACTGGCGGGCAGTGAGGATCGCTTCGCGCTGGCCGGTCTGATTGACAGCGGCGGTGACTCCGTCGGGGAGCCACCCGCCCCTGTCATATTTGCGGGCGCCGCCGTACCTGCCGACACTGGGGGATCCCCAGATCGCAGTCTTGCGCGCGCTCAGGCCCGGCCTGGGTTCCTCGATCATCTGACCGTTGCCCGCATAGACCGCAACGTGCCAGGCTGGCGAGCCCCAGTAGAGGAGGTCGCCGGGCGTCGCCGATCCCCAGGGGATCGGTGTCGAGCCGGACTGGTACCCGGCGGCGGTGAGGCGCGGCCAGCCCAGGCCGAGCTGCTGCGCGGCCCAGTAGATGAGGCCGGAGCAGTCGAGGCCGGGCGGGATTGCCGATCCGCCCCAGACGTAGGGGACGCCCATGAGGACGGCCTTCATTGCTGCGCCGACGAGGCCCGCGCCGCCCGAGAGCCCGGACTCGCTGACCTTCGAGGTGAACAGGCTCTTGATACCGTCGAACAGCATCGGCGGGATACCGTAGGCCGCGCTCTCCCAGAAGCTGCCGTTCTTCGGGGACAGCAGCTCACGCGCGGGTGTGAGCACTAGGTTCGTGATCGCGGCGGCGGGGTCGGTGACGATCTCAGCGACCGCCTCCGTCGTATCTTTGACCCAGTCCAAGGCTCCGGAGAAGCCGCCCTTGACGGCGTTCCAGATGCCGCCGTCAGCGAAAGCGACTTCGCCGCGGCGGCGTCCGGTCTCGCCGACGGTCGCGAGGCCTGAGCCGCGCGAGGCGTTGACCCGGTCGAGCCAGGGCTTCCCGCCGAGCGCGCGCAGAGCGTCTGGTCGGATGATGCCCTCGCCTCCGGAGAGACGAAGCGCGCCGCCACCGTCCGGCGAGTAGAAGTGGTAGATATCCTTGCCCGGGGAGTACCCGGGCGTCATGGTAGAGAAAACGCCGCCGGTCGCGTAGGCCGGAATCGCCTTCACGTCGGGCAGACGGACAGAGAGGCCAACCTTCGCGGCGATCGTATCGAAAGCGGCCTTGATGCCGTCACGATAGACAGTCGTGATGACAAAATTGATGGGCTTTGCTGCGGCGCCCTTGACCTTCTCGAATACTGTCTCGACCGACTGACGGAACGACTCGAAGGCGTCCTTCATGCCGCCGATTGCGTTCTTGATCGCCGGGAAAACGACGTCGATCAGGACGGAGGATGCGACCTGTACCGCCGACGAGATCTGATCCCAAACCGGCTTGATGACCGAATCGTAAAGCCACGTGAATGTCGGGCCGAGCGTCGAGGAGATCGCGCTCCCAATCGCAGAGAAGATCGGGGAGAGGATCCCCCAGACCGTCTGGATCGCCGAGCTGATCCCATTCCAGACCATCGTGGCGGTTGCCCACAGGCCCTCGAAGGCCAGGCCGACAGAGCCTGAAATAACCGTCACCAGCAGATCAAACAGCGGGTACAGGACGTTATCCCAGACCGCGAGAATGAACGTCGATACGTTCGTCCACACCGGCTGAACGACATCCTGCCAGAAGCTCCACAGCGCGGGCATGAGCGTGTCACGGAAGAAGCCCGCGAGCGCTTGCAGCGCCGGGTAGACGATCGCCCAGGCCGACTGAGCCGAGGAGGCAAAACCCTCCCACAACGGCTTGACGACGTTCTCCCAGAGGGTTTGTAGGACAGGCCAGATGACCCGGGAGACTATCGTCCATAGGGCCATGAGGGTAGGCCGGATGACTGCTGTCCATGCGAGCGCGAGGCCCGAGCCGATCCCCTCAAACAGCGGCTGGAGGACCGTGCTCCAGAAATTCTGGAGGCCCGGCCACAGCGTTCCGCTGATCCAGTCCCACGCCGCCTCAAGGGCCGGCTTGATCTGCTCCGTCCACGCCCTGTAGGAGATCTTGCCGACCGCGAGGAGCGCGTCTCGCAGCGTGAAGAAAAAGTCCACGAGCGCCGAGTCCTCTTCGAGGCCGAAGAGATTGCCGTCGTAGTCGCCTGTGGTGAGGATGCCCCACGCCGACTCGATAGACGGCACGAGAGTATTCTTCGTGTAGTCGACGAAAGCGTCGACCACGGGCGTTACGTTTGTCGTCCAGAACTCCGCGATACCCGCACCCAGGGCGTTAATGGCGTTTGCCACGTCCTCGTTGGTGTTATACAGGTATATCAGCCCGGCGACGAGTGCGCCGATAGCCACGACCGCAAGTCCGATCGGGTTCGCGGCCATTGCCGCATTGAGTCCTTCCTGGACCAAGGTCGTATTCTTGATCCACTCGATCACGGTCGTGAGCACGGAGAAGCCCCAGTAGGCGGCGACCGCGACCCCGACACCCTCACCCAGGGCGACCAGCAGGTCTTTGTGCTCCTTGATCCACCCGAAGGCGTCGGAGAACATGTCGGAGAGCCAGCCCATGAAGTCCGTAATCGTCGGCTTCATGTAGTCAATAAGATCTTTGACGCCGCCCATGAGTGTTGCCTGCAGGTTGCCGGCGGCGTTCTCGATCCGGCTCGTGTCGCGAGCCGCGTTCGCCGCTACCTCGTCGAAGCCGAGGCTCAGCAACGCTTCGTTGAATTCCTCTGCGCTGATCTGGCCCTGGGCCATAGCGTCGCGGAAATTCCCTGTATATGCGCCAGCGTCGAGGAGGGCCTTCTGGATCTTGCCGGACGCGCCGGGGATCGCGTTCGCGATCTGATTCCAGTCTTGCGTTGCCAGCTTCCCAGCGCCGTTGACCTGCACGAGGGCTAGGCCCACTTGCTTGTACGTCTCAGCATTGCCGCCTGCGACGGCGTTGAGGTTGCCCGCTGCTTCGGCGAGCTTGTCGAAGTCCTTGACGCTGTTCGCCGCGAGCTGCGACGTAATGCCCTGAATATCCGAGAGATCGTAGACGGTCTCGTCGGCGTATTTCTGCGCTGCGGCTCCCAGCTCCTCGATCCGATCCGGGTCAATACCCGCGAAATTCAGTGTGTCCGCGAACTTCTGTGTCGCGTCTGACGCGGCGATAGCCTCGGAGACGAAGCCGCCGATGCCGACGGCTGCGGCCATTGCCGCCAGGGGCGCGATCGCGTTCTGTGCGAAGCCAGCCATTGAGGAGAAGCCCGAGCCAGCCTCGCGCGTGCCCTTAGCTGCTCGCTCCGCTGCCTGCGCAGCTTCGTCGAGGTCACGCGACGCAGACTCGACAGGGCTGCGGCTCCGGCCCGCCTCGGCACCCATCGTGGTAAAGCTGCGGCCCGCACCCTCTGCAGCCTTCTGCATGCCTCCTGTCGAGGCCTGCATGCTCTTCGTCATCTTGTCGACGCTGTTTTTCGCCTCAGTGGCAGCAGCGTCGATAGGCTGACTGATACTCTTGGCGACCTGCGCGCCGGAGGAGCCGACTCCTGAGCGCAGGCCGTTCGCCAGATCCTTACCGGCGTTCTGCCCGATATTGGGTAGCTGAGCCTTGGCGTCGGCCTCGACGGCCTTGAAAAACCCCTTCATGGAGGGGACCACGTCGACGTACAGTGTGCCCGCCTTGTAGACGCCTGCCATGCTGGGTTCCTCTCTGCAGTTATTCTGTGTCGTCCTCCCAGTTCGGGAGGAGGGCCTTCATGGCTTCATCTCGGAAGCCGTGAAGGTGATCGGTGCGTGCATCCTCGAGTGCGAGCTCGACCGCCGAGACCGGACGCGGATAAGGCTCCTTATGACCGAAGGCTCCGGCCACAAGATCGAAAATGTCCTGCAGGAGGCGCACGACGGGTGTCTGCTCACGCATCCGCGCCTCGGTGTCGTCGGCTGTCGCCTCCGTTTCTGCGACGCTTCGCGCGATCTCCTCGAAGGTGTCCGGGTCGTTGAGGATCGCGACGGTCGTCCTGCTCGTCGATCCGAGGCCGTCAATGAGGGCGAGCAGGAATCGCCAGCGGCGAGCGCGGAACAGGGCCGGTGCATCCCAGCCCTGCTCCGCTAGATCAGAGATGATCTGCCTCTCGTACCGACTCAGTCGGTCGTAGAGGCGTTGCCTTCCCCCGCGTCGCCCAGCATGCCCTGATAATGCTCGGAAGCCTGACGGATCAGGATGCCAAGCTGACGCATATTGAGCTTGCTGAGCAGGAGCTCCGCATCCTCGGCGGTGAGCCAGGTGCGGATCATCTGCGTCGGAGCTTTTGAGGACTCCATCGCTGCCATGAACTTTTCAGCGGCCTCGGGCGTGAGGCTCAGCGGATCCGGGAAGGCAATGACCTGGTTCCCGATCCCGAAAGTGAACGGTCCCGGGGCCGCAGCCTTCTCCAGCTTCGCAAGAGCATTGAACGTGAACGTGGGCTGAGCCTTGTCAGACATGTGTGATCTCCTAGTTATTTGTCTGGCGGTTTATTACTTGTTGAAGGTGGGAGGCGCGGGCAGCGTCGGCTTCTCGCCGCTGTCCTTCGAGTCGTCGATGACCTCCCAGCCCTGCGAGAGGAGCTGCGTCTGCTCGACCGCAGAGTCGGTCTCGCGCTGCAGCTTGATCGTGTTGCCGTCGTCGGCCTTGACTTCCTTCGTGAACTTCATGTGCGGTCCTATCCGTGAGGCGATCTCCATTAGGTGAGGTGTGACGGGCGGGCCGGAGGGAGATCAACTCCGGCCCGCCCGAGATCGAGACGCTCAGTTGGCCTGCTCGAAGCCGATCGCGTCGCGATGCCGGATCGCGGCGCTGCCTCCGATGTAGTGACGGCAGGACGTACCTGCCGTCTCATCCATGAACGCAGCGAATTCCAGATCGAACTGGATCGCGTCGCTGGCTGCCCACTTCTCGTCCGGCAGGGACGAGAGCTTCACACGCGGGTAGCAGCGACCGACGATCCACTCGTCGGCGGCGGGTCCGTCCGCCATGACCATCAGGAGACGATACTCAGCGAGAGCCGGGGTCGCGGCCTCGTCGAAAACGATCTCACCCGTGGTCTTGGACGCCTTGGTCTGCGAGAGATCGATGCCGTAGACCAGCTGCTGAATGGTCTTGCGGATCGGCTCAAGGACCGTGAACTTCACGGTCTTAGGCGCCTTGGTGAGGTCGGTGCGGACGGCCTCGGCATAGCCGAGCGCTTCCACGTCCTCCGTGCTTGCGTCGGCGGAGTTGGTAATGCCGTCGGTCGTGATGAGACCCAGCGGCAGGAAGTCCGTCGGGATCTCCTTGAGGGCGCCGCCCGCGTCGGTGATCGCCTCCGGGACAGTCACCGTCATAGGTGCCAGGAACGCGAGCGCGTTCAGGCCCTTACGGACGTTGGTTGTGCGATTATACTTCTTCTTGAGGGCTTCGATGGTGGCCATGCGAGCCTTCCCTTCATGTCAGTTTATGTCATTCTGAGATGGGCCTGTGCGTGACCGTGGCCGTCATGTGGACGACCTCGACAGCCTCAAAATAAGGCTGCACGCCCAGGGTCGAGTCGACCTCCACCGCATCTACCCAGCCGCGAGAGCCAGCGACCGGACGGACGCTGAGTGCCCCCTCGATCTGGTCCGCGAGCGCGGATGCACCGACGTCGGCGGGGGCTGCCGGTGTCTTTGCGTAGATGGAGATGGAGATCGTGTCGTCTCGGTCGTAGTCCCCCGGCTGGGTTTGTACGAGCGAGACGTGTGCGAGTGGGAGCGTCCCGTCGGTGAAGCCGGGTTGCAGGACTCGTGCGGTTGGGATGCCGGTCGCCGCGGTGATTGCATCGCGGATGACCTGGACTGCGTCGGTGTATGTCATTTGCGGCGTTTCCTCTTGCCTTTCGACCCGATTAGCTTGCCGAGCGTGTGTGCGCCTGGGACGGGGTTCCCAGCTTTGCTTCGGTGTCCGAACTCGACCGCGAGTGCGTGGCGCGCGTCGTTGTAGACTCTGCCGACGTCTCGTACAGGCCCGCCTTGGTAGAGCGGGGCTTTCGTTGTTTCGGCTTTGTAGGAGTCTGCGAGGTGCCCGCCTTTGTCCGATGAGCCACGAGGTGCGGCTGCGGCTGCGGCGGCTCTGAGCTGCTCAGCTTCCTTGAGGAGTGCTGGCGCGAGGGCTCCGCTGCGCAGGAAAGCGTCGATCGCTTGCGTGTCTCGCTTGAAGCCGCCCACGTCGTCACCTCCGCTTGATCGTCACGGACACGCCGCGCGGCCAGGGCGCCGGCTTCGATTCAACCTGCCATTTCCCGCCGAGCGGGTGGGCACGCGGGACGACGATTGTGTCACCGACCTCGAATCGCGAGTCCGGCGGCGCGTACAGCGTGGCCTGGTCGTCGGGCTGTTCCGACGTCGGCGACTCCAGCAGCCCCGGGACCGTGAACGCTCCGGGTGCGATGAGGCACCCGGGGATGAGCCGCTCCGCGCTGTCCTGGACGAGGTAGCCGTCCGCGTCGCGTCGCGTGCGGCCTTCTACCTGCACTGGGGTCCGCCACTTCTGCATCATCAGGAGTCCTCCCGTGATGCGAGGAGGTCGATCTCGAGTGCGCGGCCACGGCCTGCGCCGAACGCTCGGCGCTCGGCCTTGGTGAGGTAGAGGTCGCCGGAGGGGTTCGCGAACGTGAGCTGCTGCGAGAAGGGGCCGGTCGTCTCCGTGGCTGCTGAGATCCCCGTGAGGCCTTCATCAGCGAACGGCGCTGTCATCGCGCGCTTGACGATCGCGCAGATGACTCGGATGCGAGTGCCCGAACTGGCTGTCTGCCAGTTCGGGCACTCGTCCATCACGAGGCTTTGCGCGTCCTCGATGAGCATGCTCACGCGGGCGCGTTCAGCGTCTGTCAGCGGTCGCCAGCGGGCCTCCAGGTCTCCTGGTGTAGCCCACGGTTCCATCTCAGGCCGCTGCTTCCTTGACGAGGGCGAAGCGGTCGACGAAAACGTACCAGGCGTAGACGGTCTCAAGTCGCAGAGCCACCTGGTTTTTCCTCTTCAAATCGCCCTGACCGTCAGGGTCGCCGAACTGGATCAGCTCGACAGGCAGCTGGCGCTGGATACCCCAGCGGACACCGTTCGTGAAGTCGCCGACGATCGCGCGGACCTTGGTGTCGGCCGCCTCGGGGGTCGCGGAAACGGTGTTGCCCTGTGCAACCGGGAGGCTGTTGAACTCGCTGACGGACGCGCCGAAGCCAAGCTGCGGGTAGCGCTGGTCGGAGGTGTCGCCCGAGCCGTCCTTGCGGCGCAACTCCGACAGTGCCCAGGTGAACTTCGGGTCGAACGCGGCGCCTGTGACCTGCGCCGGGTTCGCGCCGTTCACGACCTGACCGACAGCAGCGCGGAGGGCGACGTCTGCTTCAACGTTCTTGCCCTTCATCTCGACGACCTTCGTCGACGCCGCCGCGTAGTTCGTCCACGACACGATCTTCGTGCCCGTCAGAGGGTTAATCGCGTGATAGAGGCCAAGGTCGAGGGCGCGAGACAGCGCATCAGCGCCGGCCTGCGCGAGCTCGTCGAGGACACCGAGCTGGTAGTCCTCATCAGCCCACATGACCTCCTGATTGAATCGCATGGTGACCTGCGCCTTGTGGGGCACGGTAGACACGGACGAGAACGATCCCGTGGTCGAGGCCTTGTCGGCGCCCTCCTCGACGAACTCCGCCTTCGGCAGGTCGCCGAACACGACGATGTCCTGCTTGCCGAAGCGCATCGGCTTCTGCTGAGACAGCACCGCGACGGTAGACAGGGACTGAGTCTTCTTGACCATGCCGTCCGCAATCTCGCGGGGCATCAGCACGGACGTGTTGGTTGTGTTGAAAATAGCCACAGTTGGCTCCTTCCGAGAAATGAGAGATTATTTCGAGCCGAAAAGCTCCTGCGCGAAAGCGCGGCGAGCCGAATCAGCGTCGGAGACACTCGGGGTCGCCCCCTGCGTCGGAATCACCGGCACCGAAGGATGAGCCTTCAACGCCTCCGCGAGCGCTGATGCGTGCGCGGTCAGTTCGTCCTTGGTCGAGCCGCGCAGCAGGTCGGCGGGGACTCCGGCTTCCTGCGCTACGTCGTTGCGGATCTTGTCAAGCGCGGCCTGCGCGTCGATCTGAGCGAGACGGGCCTCGGCTTCGGCGAGCTTGCTCGCTGCGGCCTTGAGGTCGTCATAGTCGGCGAACTTTTCGCGCTCGCGAGCCAGTCGCGCGCCGATGACCTTGTCCAGGTCTTCCTGCGTCGTGATCGGCGTGAAGGCGTGGCGGTCAGCGGTCGTTGCCTGGGTGTCGGACACCTCCGCTGCGGTTGCCTCGGTGGCGTCGGCGTTGGTGCTGGTGTCGGTGGTGTGCATGGTGTCTCCTGTTTGTCCGTACTTGTGCGGCGCCCGTCGGCGCTCATGGTTCCGCGACTTGCCCCTCGCGTAGGGGAAACTCAGTAGCCGTCAGATGCTTCTTCTGTCGGCTCTTTGCGACCGCCGGATCGCTTGCGCGTATCCTCCTCGAACTCGCCGGCGTCGTACCGCTTCTTGATCGCCTCCGGGTCATAGCCCGCGATGCTTGCGGGCTTGCTTGCCCATGAGGGGACAACCTGGCAGTCGCAGTGCGCGTGGTATCTGTCGAACGCTCCAGCGGACTTTTCCGAGGCGTAGATCCACCCGCGCGAGGCGAGCATCATGCAGAACGAGCATGTGACTGCTCCGGTCGGGACGCGGGCGAAGCGAACCTTCGCGGGATCCTTCGCCGCGGCGTCTGAGACCGTCTGGCGAGCCGAGTTTTTCACCCAGCTCTCTGTCGATTCAGACAGTGCCTCCAGCGAGGCCTCAGCATCCCCGGTGCGCGCCAGCGGGTTCAGCGCACTGCGGATCCTGGCATGCACTACCTCGATACGCGGCAACGGCGCGGGCTTCGGCGTGTAGTCGCCGCGAGCGCCGGCAGCTCGTCGCAGTCGGTCGTACCACTCGACGGCGAGCTGCCCGCCGACGAGGCCGTACGCCTGGACGAGCTGGGGGAGGAAGTCCTCCAGCGCTTCGCGGCATGCGACGACGTCGGTCGTGTCAAGCTTTTTCCAGAAGCGCTCCAGGTCGCGTTTCGCGAGTCTGGAGCACTGCTTCTGGGCTTTAGCAAACCGCGTGATCTCTTTCCTTGCCCTTGACACGCGGCTCACCCCCCACCGTTACTTCGCTTCGAGCTTGTCTGCGTCCGCCTCTGGCATGCGCAGGGATACGGGGACAGCGCCGGTAAAGCGCAGGCCGTCGAGGCCGAGCCTCAGCGCTGCGTCTTGCGGCTCAATGCCTGCGCGGATCGCGACGCCGAGCGCGTCGAACTTGGCTTTCAGCGCGACGGGATCCTCAGCTCCCCCCCCCGCTTCCAGCGACTGCTGGTCGGGAGCGGCGGGCGATTCGAGGTTGCCGGCTCCGGCAAGACGTTCGAGGAGCGACGCGGCCTTGCCGGGCGCGTTCTCCGCTCGGACCTGCTCGATCTCCGCCTGCGTGAAGCCGGCGCGCCGCAGGCCGACTGTCGTCGTCGCGACATCGGGCAGCGCAGAGGCGATCTTCGAGATCACATCAGCGCTTGCCTGCGGGCTCACGTAACGGGTCGGCGTGTAATTGATCGCCATATCCCACGATTCCTCGGGCGGGGCCGTGAGGCGGTCGCGGATCATGAGGACGTCCTGGAGGAGGCGACGCAGCGCGGGCGTGAAGATCCGCCACTGATAATCGGCCTCGTCGGACAGCTGGTACTCAGCGGCCTGCATGGCCTCAGCCGATGCCGGGTTGTCGCCGAAGATCCCGACCGTGCTCATCGGGAGGTTCGTCGCGGCGCAGAAATTCTGCGCGAGCTGGCGATACATCGCGAGATGCGGTTCCATCGACAGCTGCGTGAACTGGCCGACCGACGGCGTTGAGCCTTCCTCGTTGACCGTGAGCGCGAGCAAACGGCCTGTGATCGCCGACCACCTCTCCATACCTGTAAATGCGTCCTCGGACGCGCCGAGGACGTATCGCTGCGGGCTTGAGAAGAATTCAGCGCCCGTCTCGGCGCGCATCAGCGTTCGCACCGCTGCGTCCGTCAGGTACCGGACCTCGGTCGTGATCCGCGAGCGCCCGAACGGTCGTCCGAGCTGCGGGTCATACACGAGCGGTTCGACGAGGACGCGGCCCGTCGGGTTCTCCATGCGCTCCATGTGCCATGCTGCAGAGCCGGGCTGGCGGGAGAAATGAATGATGAACGAGCGCGTGTACATCGTCGCGCCGGTGAGCGTGTTCTCGTATTGCTCGGTGCCCTCAGCGGTCGATGCTTCCAGCGCGAGCGCGGCCTCCAGCGTGCGCGTGCGCTGATCCCACAGCGCGGTTGTCCATCTCGCGTCGCGCGCCTGGATCATGACGGGCGGCTCGCCGCGCGTCACGTCGCCAGCGGCGACCGTCAGGAAAGCAACCGAGTGCTTGTAGGCGCTCGTGATCGCCTGCGCGAGCTCCGTCTCGAATTCATTGCGCGCGAGAAGCCCAGCCAGGTCGTATGTGTCGGTCAGCCCTCCGACGGTGTAGCCCTCGAAAACGTGCTTCCTGGCGAGGGCCTGCACAGCTTTCTGCGGCCAGCCGAGAGCGGCGCGCGTGCGCTGCATCTGCGGCGGGATAGAGATGCCGAGATCCTGGAAGGCGCGATGCCCCTCGTAGTACACATCGAGCAGCGCGTTCTTCGTCTGCTTCGCCGTGATCCTGTCCTGCATGAGGCGCAGCTGGCTCTTCTCAGTTTCGGTCAGCCCCGGCAGCGCCGGGATCCTCGTCAGACTCATAGGACGATCGCCCTCCTTCCCGTTTTCCCCTTAGGCCTACGCCTCGTGGTCTTGGCCGCGTGCAACGCCGCCGAGACCGCCTCTAGCGGGGTCTCGTCTCCGTCTGGTGTCGAGGCCGACCAGCCGTAAGCGCCGTCGCGGCGGCGGATCTGTCGGTCCACGACAGCCACCGAGGCGTTGAGCGCGTCCTCCGGCTCTCCTGCCGGGTGCGTGACCTGGCCAGCTCGCAGGCCCTCAAAGAGCAGGCCGCAGGCCTCGAAGTATTCACCCGTCGTCATGATGTGGACGAGCCGTTTCGGGACGCCTCGCATGTCCAGTGCGTCCGACAACGCCGCTGCGCCAGCGCCGCCGAGAAGATTGATCTGTGCCGTCCTGTCGACGCGCTCGGCAAGCCATTCCGCGAGCGCCGAAACGCCCGCCGCAGTTGACCCCGTGTAGGTGTCGATCGCGTTCACGTGGAAGCGAGCGGACGCTCCCGTGCCTTCCTTCATCGCGCCCGCGAGCGCCATTCGTTTACCGTCGGCACTGAATGACACGCCGAACGAGCGGATGCCGTCCTCCGGCGCTTCCGCGACGGATGCGTCCCACGTCGCGGAGTCGATCGCACGCGAGGCACCTGCGTTCGCCGGCCACATGCCGAGGCGTTCACGCTTGAAGCCTTCTTCGTTGAGCGTGCGCCGCTCGTTTTCGACGAAAGCGATTTTCATGCGCCCCGCTGTGATCGCGGGGTTCGTCGCGATCCATACGCCCTTGTCGTCGAGGTTGACAGGCCCGTCCGGGTCCGCTGACCACTCGTGCCAGCACATCGGGCCGGGATGCTCCGAGAGGCCCTGCACGCGCTGGCGAGTGAACACGGCGCCCGATGCGTTCGGACCGGGCGGCGTGCCCGTGTAGAGGATCTGCGAGTTACCGAGGTCGCCGGCCGAGCCCGTCGAGAGCATGGCCTCGATAGCGTCCTCCGTCAGCTCCTGCGCCTCGTCGAAAACGATCACGTCAGCGGTAAAGCCACGGCCTGACGACTTCGAGCGCGCGATGACTCGCAGCTCTGCGCCGTTCGTGAGCGTGATCGATTCCTGCCCGTTCACGTTACGGACGGTCGTTACGAGGCGGTTCAGCTCGGGGAAGTCTGCCGACTCGTCGTTCGCCTTATTCCCGAAGAAGTGCTTGAAGCGCCTGTAATGTGCCTGAGCTGTTTTGACCTCGTGTGCGGAGTGAAGGATCTTCTCTCCGAGGAGCACCATGCCGAAAAGCTCTCGGATCTCCAGGAGTGCGTTCTTGCCGTTCTGGCGAGGAACGGACAGTCCGCAGGTCATGTGCTTCCACTCGTCCTTTGTGGACGCAGCGAGCCAGTCCTCGAGGACGAGATTCTGCCAGGGGTCAGGGGTTAGCCCGAAGTTCGCGGCGAACTCGCCGGCGATGTCTCCGAAAGTCTTTGCGCTGCGCTTAGCGGCGACCCGTACCCGAGGCGTTTGACCGTCGCCGTGCGAGCTGGTCCTGGAAGTTGACAACGTTGTCTCCCTCCTCCTTCGACTCGACTACGACAGCCGGGCCGGCCAGCTCAGAAATCAACGCTCGCGCTTCACGAATCAGGGGCGCGCGCTTGTCAAATTCGGCATACTCAATCGACTGCAAGGTCGCGTCCAGCAGCTTTGTGCGCTGAGCGCGGGCATCAAATGCCGGAACTTCCGGTTCCTTCTTCGCCGCGGGCTTCTTCGCCGATGTCTTACGCCCGCGAGTGCTCGATGCCTTCGCTTTCTTCTCAGCCAATTCCACCCCCCTATTCCTGGGCGAAACCGCCGAAAACGCCTACCGTCTATCCCAGATGCCCCATAAACGCGCTATGCGAGCCGCCCTTAAACGAAACCCCCCAGCCACCGTTTTTGCGCGACATCCCCGGAAATAACGGGGGGGTATGGCGCTAAGCGTACCGGGGGCTAGGGGTAGGCGGGGGGAGGGGTAATCCCCCGTACATGATGACTGAATCTGTCACCAGTCTACGTCGACGGAGGCCGCTCTGCGCGGTTTCACCTTCGGGCGCGTCCCGTCTCCGCGAGATTGATTGCACCTGCGGCAAAGTACTCGACCGTTTTCGAGTGTGTTCTTTCCTCCCCATCGGACCGGGAGGATGTGATCCGGCTCTGCGCTGTTCGGCTGCAGCCCGCGCGTGTAGTCCAGACGAACGCCGCAGTGTGGACACTGCGCAATGCCGGCATCACGAGAGGCGGTCAGCACTCGCTTGCGCCAGTGCTTGTACTGCGCGGTACCTGTGCGTGAGGTCGCCACATCGACCACCTCCCAGGTATGCGGAGACCCCCGCTCCATCGGGGCCGAGAAGAGCGGGGGTCAACGCATGTGCGCGGATGCCGTATAAGGCAGAAGCCCCATCGCTTACGCGCGGGGCCACGTTAGCAAAATACACCGTGACACCCGTGCGCGCAAGCGACACGCGCTACGAGCGGGTCAAGTGCTGGAGCGCGAGAGCTTCAATATCCCCCACCCTGTACAGTCGGATGCCCCCCTCCCTCGATGCCGGGGCCACCCTCCCTCGCTGCTGCCACTTCCTCACGGTCGAGTCCTTGACCTGCACACCTGCCAGGATCTCAGCGACGCGAGTCGCTCGAGTGCGAGGCAGCAGAGACTCACGTGCCCTCGTGAGGAGCCGGTCCCACGCGTCGGCGATCTGCTCGACCGCGCCGCACTCCCGGCATGTCGTCGTCTCCTCATCGGGGTCGCGGACCAGTAGGTCTGCCCCGCAGGTGCTGCACTCTCCGACGAACACGAGACGCTGTCTGCCGGGAGAGGCGAGACGCTCCAAGCGGGCGACCGAGTAGAGAACCTCGTCTGCGCACTGCGCCGCCTCGGGCCAGCGTCGCAGCTTGTCCTCATGAGTCTTGAACACGTCCGCCACGCCCCACCAGTTGCCTTGCTTCACCCAGTAGGACGGACCCATCACGTGCGACAGGAGGAGCGTCGCCCAGGTGAGGATCGAATCGCACATCTCGTCGACCTCGATCATGAGCGCGATGTTGAGAGGAGCCCGCGACGACGGGACACCCGCGCCGCCGACCTGCTCACCCGTGCGCACCCCGTGCGACGCGGCATAGGCGAGATCGCTCATGAGTCCGGGCATCGATGCGGTCACGACACGGACGCGGGCAGCGCCGCCGCGAGACAGGAACTCTCCGTCGAGGAGAGGCTCACCCGTCACTGGGCAAACCCTGCGGTCGTCATGGTCAGTCATCGTAGCCCTCCACCCATGAGGCGAGCTGATCGCGAGTACACTCGATCAGTCCGCGACGCGCCAGCATCGAGCCGCCTCCATCGTGCATAAAGACAGTCACCTCTTCTTTGCCGGGGACCATGACCTCAGCGCAGATCACCCACGCCCCGGTCACTGCTTGGTCTCCGTGCCCTGCCTGTACCAGTGCTGAGAGTGCATCTTCTACCTTGCCCCTCAGCTCTTCCTTCTCGGTCACCTTCTTCTCCTTCTACGGTTCCGCTTGTTGGTTTGCTGCTGAGTCGTGCGCGGGTGCCCGGCCTGGCCCTTCCCTGCCTGGCCCGTGCCTGCCCTTCCCTGGCCTGCCCGTCCCGTCCCGTCCCTACCCGACCCGAGAGTATCCGGCTTGATACCCTTCAACGTCGGACCAGGGTTCGGACTTGAGTCCGGACTACGTCGAATACGCGGACCCTCGGACGCGCGTCGCTCGGACGCGCCGGGGTCACGCACAGCGGCCTCAGCGGGGCTGCTGGAGCCGCGCCCGGGGTCAACAGGTGCTCCGGACCCTCGGCCCGGGAGAACGCCCTTCGCGGGCGGCTCTGAGGCGGGGTCAACGGGCGTACCCGGATCCACGGACGGCGCGGCTTCATATCCGTACCTGGTGAGGAATTCTGCCGACCACACTCCGTAATAGGGCGTGGCCGGGACGGGACGTAGTGGCGAGGCTGCGTCGAACGTCTCCCGCGCGTGCCCACGCGAGGAGTTGCACTCGTGGCAGGCGACCACGAGCCCCTCGACTGGGGCGTCCCCCAGCGAGTCCGGGTCAACGTGGTCGAGCGTGCCGAGGTTGTATCCGGTCGGCCCGGTCCATCGCACGACCTTCCCACAGTAACGGCACTGGTCGCCGTCGCGGAAAATCACAGCAGCTTTCTTGTTCGGGTCGCGATTCTCCCGCGACCGCGCACGGCGACGCATGACCTCCTCACGGGGCTGGACGTGGATAAACTCCTCGTCCGTGAACAGGCGCAGCTTCCGCTTGCCCTCCACTTCAACCCACGTGAGCAGGCCCGCAACGACCGCGACGTCAATCAGGTGCGCACTCCGCGAACGATCGCCGTCGCGGAAGGCAGCGCCTCTCTCGATAATTCCATCGGTTAGGTGCTTGGCCGAGTACGTTGCCAGCGCCATGAGGAAACCGAACATCTCGATTATCGAGATGTCCTCGGCCCCCTCAACGTCATACAAACCCATGAGCTTCGGATGACTCAGCGCCTCGTCTCCTACCCGCACCCAGGCCATTACTCGCCCTCCTTCACATTCACTCGCTTAATCTCCATTGGCTCCCAGCCGTCCTCCGGGAACAGATCCCGAGGTCGAAACTCCGGGAAGTTGCGCCTCATCCAGTCACGCTCAGTTTTCCGCTGATACTCAGCCTCAAACCTGCGGAAGCACGGCCTACAGCGCGCGTGCCCTGCAGCGAGAACCTCGCCGCAGTCCGGGCAGTACCGCTCCATCAGAACGGCGGCTCAGACGGGGCAGGCGCTCCCCACGGGTCATGCTGCGGTGCGTCGAGCATTGCGCTTGGTGCCCACCCACCCTCCACAAAACCAGACGCAGGCCCCGCCCCGAAGCCGCCCGCGCTCGCGGGCTGTGCCTGGTTGCGGGTGATCTGTGCGCGTGCGCGGCGCAGGGAGGGGCCGACCTCGTCGACCTGCAGCTCAACGACCG